TTTTTGCACTTGTTTTAGCATAGGGGGTCACCCTGTGATGACGATTAAAGTAACTTACGGGCTGAACTGGTTTGAACTGGTTTGGTCTGAACTGATTTGATGTAAGGAGAAAATTAAATGGGCAGACGAGGAACAAAACCAACACCAACAAACGTGCTGAAGTTGCGTGGCAGTTGGCGTGGTGAAATAAATAAAAACGAACCACAACCAGAAGCAATACCACCACCAATGCCCACTGAACTGGATGGCATGGCAAAGGATTGTTGGGAACAACTTGTGCCCATACTCCAAGCCATGAAAGTGCTAACAGTTGCAGACGGCATTGCGTTGTACTTGCTATCAGAAACATACGCAACGTGGCGAAGGGCAGATGAAATGATTAAAAAAGACGGTGATGTGTACCCAATTAAAACGGAAGATGGCAAGGTTAAATACTTGCAACAGTCACCCTATGTTGCAATCGCAAGGAACTCTGGCAAGGCGTTGAAAGATTTGCTGTGTGAGTTTGGTTTAACACCATCAGCACGCAGCCGAGTACAAACAACTGGTGACAACCAAAGCAAGAAACAAGATGAACGCATGAAGTATTTTATGGAATGACAGCGGGTAAAGAGATTAGTTTGCTGCTTCCCGATTATGACCCCAACACGCAAAGTTTGGATTGCACATTTAATGCAGACAAGGCACAGCACGCAATAGACTTCTTTCATTTGTTTCTTAAACACCACAAGGGCAAGTGGGCAGGTACTCCATTCATTTTAAGTGATTGGCAAATTTCAATAGTGGCAAACTTGTTCGGTTGGATTCGTCCAGACAACACAAGGCGTTTCCGTTCAAGTCTGATTGAACTTCCGAGGAAGTCAGGGAAATCGAGTCTTTCCGCAGGGCTTGCATTGATGTGTTTGACAAGTGATGAACAAGGCGGTGAAGTTTACACAGCAGCAGCAGACCGTGACCAAGCCAACATTGTGTTTGGTATTGCAAAGCGTTTTGTTGAATCAGATGAATACCTTTCAAAGCGTTGCAAGATTTACAGACACGCCATTGTTGTACCAAGTACAGGTTCAACAATGAAGGCACTGGCATCTGATTCACGAACGGCACATGGCTTGAACGCAAGTGCTGTAATCTGTGATGAACTTCATGTGTGGACGAAGCCCGATGCAAGGGAATTGTATGAAGCGTTGATTACTTCGCAAGGGGCAAGAAGGCAACCACTGAACATTGCAATCACAACAGCAGGTACAGCAGAGCCAACACTGTGGAGAGATTTGCACAACTACGCACGCAAAGTGCAAGACGGCACAGTTAATGATATGGCGTTCATGCCTGCAATATGGGCAGCAAAGAAAGATGAACAATGGGATGACCCTGAAGTGTGGGCACGTTGCAATCCTTCATTGGGTACAACTGTTTCAGTAGAGTTTTACGAACAGGAATGTGTTAAAGCAAAGGCGTTGCCAAGTTATCAAAACGCATTCAGGCGTTTGTACCTCAACCAACCTACTGAACAAATGGATAGATGGATTTCAATGGAAGCGTGGGATGCTTGTGAGCAACCCTACACTGAAGAAGAATTAAAAGGGCGTGAATGTTATGCAGGGCTTGACCTGTCATCAACATTGGACATGACAGCACTTGTGCTTGTGTTCCCACGCACAGAAGATGAAGGTGGTGGCTTTGATTTGTTGCCTTACTTCTTTGTGCCAAATGAAAACATTGCCAAACGACAACATGACGATGGTGTGCCTTATATCCAGTGGCGAGATTCTACACCGCCATCTCTTATTGCGACTGATGGTGACATTGTGGATTATTCTTTCATCCGAAAGAAGATACAGGAGTTGCATAGCCACTATAACATTAAAGAAGTGATACTGGATAGATGGAATGCGATTTCCATTTCTGTGCAATTGCAAGAGCAAGATGGTTTCAATGTTGGGTTCTTCGGACAAGGATACCGAAGCATGAGTGCACCATGTAAACAATTGGAAGCCATGATTATGGGTAAGCGGTTACGGCATGGCGGTCATCCAGTATTAAGATTCAATGCAACAGGAGTAGCGTGCCAAGAGGATGCAGCAGGAAACATAAAATTGAACAAGAGTAGGTCAAGCACAAAAATCGATGGACTCGTTGCAACAGTCATGGGAATTGGTAGAGCAAATGCAACGACCGATGGTGCAGACAGTGTGTACGAATCACAAGATATGGAGATTCTGTAATGGGATTGATTAAGTGGATACGAGGGGAAAGCGATAAAGAAACAAGAAGCCAACTAACAGATGTTGGTTGGTGGAAAACAGTTTTCTCAGGGGCAGAAACTTTTTCAGGGGAAACGGTAACACAAGACACGGCACTTAGACAACCTGCTGTGTTCGCTTGTGTGCGTGTCATTAGTGAGGACGTTGCATCACTTCCAATTAAAATCTATTCACGGGTGTCTGACATGGTGCGTGAACCAATTGATTCACACCCTGTTGCGAAGTTATTTCATACAGCACCCAACCCAGAGATGACACCGTTCACCTTCAAGGAAACAATGACTGCTCATGTTTTATTGTACGGAAATGCCTATGCATCTATCGAGAGAAATAACGGTGGTGACCCAATAGGATTATGGATTCTGTTGCCTGAAAACATGTCTGTAGAAATAACAGGTGGAAAAGTTTGGTATGTGTACAACGGAAAAACAAGAATACCAAGTGAAAACGTGTTGCACATTAAAGGGCTTGGACACGATGGCATTCTTGGATACTCGCCTATCGGGTACGCAAGGGAAACGATTGGAATGTCGCAAGCGATGGAAAAGAGTGGTGGCACGTTCTTTGCAAACAGTAGCAGACCTTCAGGCGTGTTGTCACACCCTGCCAAGTTGTCTGAAGATGCAGCCAAGCGTTTACGTCAGGGTTGGGATGGAATGTATTCGGGAAGTGGCAATCTCGGCAAAACGGCAATCCTTGAAGAAGGAATGAAGTGGGATAGTTTAAGTATTCCCCACAGCGATGCACAATGGTTGGAAGCAAGGCAATACGCATTGCAAGACATCTGCCGTATCTACCGAATGCCACCGCACATGATTCAAGATTTGTCACGTGCCACCTACTCCAACATAGAGAGCCAACAGATTCAGTATATGCAAGGCACACTGATGCCGTGGTTACGTAGATGGGAAGAAGAAATTAGCAGGAAGTTGTTGGGCGTTGATGACAAAAGTATTTATGCAGAGTTTCTTGCAGAAGAAGCATTGCGTGGAAATACGATTGACCGATACGCAGCATACAGAACTGCACGTGAATCTGGTTGGCTTTCAATCAATGAAATCCGCAAGCGTGAAAACCTTAACACCATTGGTGAACAAGGCGATAAGTACATTATGCCATTGAACTTTGCAGATGTTGAATATGTAGAACCACCACCAGAAGCAGTGCGTGAAAATACAACACCGCCTGTGGAAACGTCTAGTGATTGGTTGGTGGATTCAGTACGCAGAGCAGTTGCAATAATCCGCAACGCTTCCAACCGCAAAGCAAACAAAGAAGGTGCAGAAGATTGGGATTCATTCGTTCAAGGCGATGAACCGTTGTGCAAAAAGGTTGAAACAATTTTAGAACCATGCTGTCGAAGCATGGGAGTATGTGAACAAGAAGTGGGTAATGAACTTGTTGGCACTTGGCGGTCTGCGATTGAAACTGCCGACACATCAGAAATGCGTGTGGAAGCGTGCGACAATTGGGCAAAAAGTTTTTTGAATGGTGATAGTGCAACAGTGCTTATCGAACGGAGCAAACAACATGAATGATGAAACAAGAGTATTCCCAGATGAAGAAGGCAACTGCCCCGAAGGTTTCCACAAGATGCCTGCGGATGATGACCATGATGCGCCGTGGTGCATGGAAGGCGAAGAACATTTAGAAGAAACATACAACGCCCAAAGAAATGTACCCGCCACAGTAGATTCACCAATGGCAGACCCCGACCGTCCTTGGGATGGTGATTCAGCAAAACAAAGAGTGCGTGCGTGGGCGGGTGGCGAGAAAGAAAACATAGATTGGGACAAGTATGCCAAAGCGTTTGCATACTTTGACGGTGAGGACAGAGAAGACTTTGGTGCGTACAAACTCCCGCACCACGATATAATTAGTGGAACGCTCAAAGTTGTATTGCGGGGTGTGCAATCCGCTAATGGAGTTATGCAAGGTGCGATGGGTGGAGTAGACCTACCAAGTGACCAACGAAGCAAGGTACAGGCGCACTTGGATTATCACCTTAAACAATTTGGCAAAGAGGTAAACAGCATGATTGAAACAAAAGAAACAAGAACAAGCACAGACATTCACTTTGCAGAAGTGCGTGATGAAAACACAGAAGAAACAAAACCAAAGATAGTTGGATATCCTGTGGTGTTTGATTCTTTGTCTAGTGACTTGGGTGGCTTCCGCGAGAAGATTGGACACGGTGCTTTTGCCGAATCGTTACAAAACAACGATGAAGTCCACGCATTATTCAACCACGATGATGACAAGATACTTGGCAGGCGTGGTGCGGGGACTTTGAAACTTTGGGAAGATGACCACGGGCTGCGCATGGAACTCGACCCACCAAACACAACGGTAGGCAACGATGTGGTGGAACTCTTGAGGCGTGGCGATTTGGTTTCCATGTCATTCGGGTTTTATGATGTTACGGATTCGTGGGCAATGCTTGACGGCACAGATGTCCGTACCATAAACTCAGCACGGTTGTTCGATGTGTCCATCGTGACCAACCCTGCATACGAAGCCACTTCCGTAGATGTACGCACTGCACCCGCCTTGCGTTCTCTGGAAGCACATAAGGCACAAGAGATAATTGACAACACGGACTTCGCTGCTATTGGCGAAATAACCAAACTGCATTTCCGATTACGACTAGCCGAGCAAGACCAGTGAGTTACAAGATAAAACTAAAACTAATGGAAATTGGAACAATGTTTTCAATGGCAATAATCACAAGTGGCGTTGTGTACATTCTTTGCAGATTGTCGCATTGATGCTTTTTTGGTCAAGATTTATAGTTATTTGTAGACCATCACCAACTGCCATTGCGTTGGTTTATTTGCTGACACTATAACAATATAGAATCCGTTGATTCGACAAGTCATTGCCGTTGCAATAATCGTATGAACTGGGAAATTAAATAAGAAAGAGGTGGCAAATGTCACAAGCAAAAGAAATGCGTGAGCAACGGTGCAAACTTGTTGCGGATGCACGCAAAATTATGGACAGTGCTGAAACACTCGATGCAGAACAAAGACAGCAAGTGGATACTATGCTGAATGATTCAGACACTTTGAAAGCAGACATCGACAGAGTTGAATCAATCGAAGCAGAAGAACGAAAATTAAAAGAATCAGCAGGGAAAGTTGCGGAACTTGCACTTGCTGAAACAGCACCACAAGAAGAACGAGCAACAGGTATTAAGTCAAAAGAATACCGTGATGCGTTTTGGCGATACATCTGTGATGGCAAAGATGGTCTATCACAAGAACAACGTGCTGTTATGGTTGAGGGAACAAATACAACTGGTGGTTATGCTGCACCAATGTTTGATGATGGACAAGCACAATTGCAAGACATGATTATTGAAACCATGTCACCTGCACACAACTTCTTGTCATACGCAACGCAAATAACCATTGGTGGTGAAATTACCGTGCCAGTGCAAAATGCAATCGGTGATGCGACATGGACAGCCGAAAATGCAGACGCGACTGAAGCCAATACAACTTTCACGCAGTTGAAATTCCAGCCGTGGAAGGCAACGCGAATCGTTCAGATTTCAAGGGAATTACTTTCCGATAGTTACGTAGACATGCAATCCTTCATGGCAGGCATGTTCGGAAGAAGTTTCGATATTTTGCTTAACTCCGCTTTTGTAAATGGCGATGGTTCATCAAAACCAACAGGTGTTACAGATGGTTCAGCAGAAGCACTAACTGCTGCATCCGCAACAGTAATTACTTTTGATGAATTACAAAGTTTGTTTTACAAACTGAAAGAATCCTACCGTGCAAACGGAACTTGGTTATTTAACTCAACAACTGCTGCGGAAATCCGTGGCTTGAAAGCAGATGGTCGATACATCTGGGAACCAAGTGGACAACTTGGACAACCAGACTTGCTACTTGGCAGACCTGTTGCAATCAATGATGATTGTGAAGATACTGCAACTGGATTAAAACCAATTCTGTTTGGTGACTTAAGTTACTATTGGGTTACATGGCGTGAATACATGGACTTCCAACGACTTGATGAATTGTATGCAGTAGCAGGGAATGTCGGTCTACGTGCCGAACTTCGTGTTGATGGGCAACTTACTTCCAGTGAAGCAGTGAAACATATCATCATGGCATAAGAGCCATAAGTTTATTGGTTACTAAACCGCTACAAATGGGAAGGGCAGTTGTCTGCCCTTCCCGATGTGGCAGGAGAATTGAATAATGAAATACGAATGTGTGAAGAACGGCATGGCAAAAGATGGTCGGCATATTACTTCGGGTGCAGTTTTAGAACTTGACGAAGAATATGCAGCCCACCTTGTGCAAAGGGGCTTGGTTGTTGCAGTCAGTGGTGCAGGAAAAAGCAAGAAGCAAAGAGCAGTGACCAAACCAAAAGACCTTGAACAAGCAGTAGAAGAAGAATAATGGTTTATCAATCGCCATATTCTTATGAACGGTTTGTTGTCAGCACGCCAAGCACAGATTCTGCATCAACAACAGCAGACTTGAAAACTTGGTTGCGTGTTGATACCTCTGATGAAGATACTGAAATTGCTTACATCGGCATGGCATGTCAAAACCTGCTTGAAGATTTGACCAACACCACCATGATGCAGCAAACAATGAAAGTGTACTTCGATGGCTTCCCGCCCGAAGGCACACCAATGCGTTTGCCAAGACCACCACTAATTAGTGTTACAAGTATCAAGTATGTGGATGAAGATGGCACACAACAAACATGGTCTAACACGTTGTATGAAGTCAGTACGTTGGGCAAATTGCCTGCTGAGATACTGCCAATTGAAAGTGAATCATATCCAAGCACAGGCAGCACACCAACTGCAAGTGTATTCAATAAAGTAGAAGTGGAATACACAGCAGGGTATGCGACAAGGGGCGAGATACCAGAGGGCTTTGTTGTGGGGCATCGAATGTTTGTTGGGCATTTTTACAACAATCGAGAGGCAACAACTGTTGACCGTGTGAAGGATTTGCCTTTGGGCTTGCAGATGATTGTTGCTGCAAACAAAGTGCCAGAGGTGAACTGATGCCATCATTGTTAGCAGGTAAACTTCGCCACCGTGTCGCTATACAAAGTTTGAGTTCAACATTGGATTCGTACGGTGAACCTACATCTGGTTGGTCTACCGATGAAACGGTGTGGGCTTCTATTGAATCCATTAGTGGCAACGAGGTAGACATTGGTGAAGGGCAAGCGGGAATCATTACCCACCGCGTATCTATGCGTTACACGGCAAATGCAACACCCACGAAGCGGTTGTTGTTTGGCAGCAGGGTATTTGGTATTCAATCTGTTTTGAACCACGAAGAACGTAATGAATACCTTGTACTCAAATGCAAAGAGGAATCAAACTAATGGCACAAGGATTATCCATGACGGGTGCAGGTGGTGGTTCTATTTCTGGAATTAAAGAAATAGACAGGGCATTAAGCAAACTTGAACGAAAGATAAACAAGAAAGTCATGAAGAAGGCAATGCGTAAAACCGTTGCTGAATATCGCAAGGCAGTACGCAAACTAACACCAAAGCGAACAGGTATTTTAAGAAAGTCAGTCACCACCGATGTTAAGATAATGAAAAAGTATTTCATCAAGGGGCGTATGTACTTTGGTAGGAAGTCGGGAAGAAATGGTTTCCATGCACATCTTGTTGAATATGGAACAGGTGACAGAATTGTGAATGACAAATGGGGCTTGAAGAAGCGGGGTTACAGGCAACGTGCAAGGAAGATGAATGTGGGCAGGATGAAAGCACAACACATGGCAGAAAAAGGTTTTGACATCACTTCACCAAAAGCCAAGCGGATTTTCCAAAAAGCATTGGCAAAGGCAATCCGCCAAGTTAGGTCGGTGAACTGATGGCTAGTTTAGAACAAGGAATCCGAAGCATACTGATTGGCGATTCAGACGTAAGTGCGTTGGTTGGCACAAGGGTGTTTCCGTGGATGCGACAACAAGGCACAACGTTCCCCGCCATCGTTTATGAACTTGACGGCACAGAACCAGAGCAAGACCTTGACGGTTATGGTGGAATGACTCGTGCAGAATTAACGGTAAGCAATGTGGCAGAAACTTATGCGGGTGCGAAAACATTGGCAGCACACGTGCTAGATGCCCTGAATGGTTTTGAGGGTACACCGACCGATGGCGTGGCAATAAAATCCCTTGTCCACGATAATGATATAGGGATTGTAGAAGATTCCCAAATTGGAAATAGTCGTGGCGTTTCGATTATAGAAAGCAGTTACATAGTGTGGTATTCAGATTAGACAAGAAATTAGGAGCAGATAAATGGCAGCGATTACAGCAAACACAACACAAATAAGTATTGACGGTGGTTCAACAATGATAGCAGATGTTACATCCATATCGCCAATTTCATTAAGTTTGGCAACTTTGGATACAAGCAACCTTGATTCAACTTGGCGTACTTTCATTGGTGGAATCAAGGACGGTGGAGAGTGCACGTTTGAAATAAATTATGACCCCGCATCAACCAGTCACTTGACCATTGAAGCAGCAATTGATGGAACAGCAAAAGACATTCTGGTTAGGTTCAGTGACTCAAAAGATATCGAGTTTGATGCCGTGATTACGTCATTTTCAATTACAGCAGCAATGGATGCCGTTGTAACTGCAAGTCTTGGAATGAAAATAACTAATTCCATAACCTTCGCTTCAGCATAAATTACAACAAGGAGCACATACTGTGTTAGATAAAAAGGCGATTCTCAATAGTGATGACCTTCCACGCGAAGAAGTAGTAGTAGAACTTTGGGGGGGTAGCGTTTGGGTAAGAACTTTAACTGGCACGGAACGCGATGAGTTTGAAGCATCGTGCGTTCAAAGCAAAGGCAAGAACCGCAGTGTGAACATGGTAAACATCCGTTCACGCTTGTGTGTACTTACTATGTGCAATGAGAAAGGCGAACGGTTATTTGATGCGCGAGACATTGAAGCACTTGGCAAGAAGTCTGCAATGTGTTTGGATTTGATTTTCAGTGTGGCTCAAAAACTGAATGGTCTTGGACAAGATGACGTTGAAGATTTAGCAAAAAATTAGAGAGCCGACCAGAGAGGCGTTTTTACTTTACTCTGGCTCTTGAACTTGGAATGTCTGTACGACAGTTGTTGCAGACACTGGACAGTAAGGAAATAAGCGAATGGGCAGCATACTATTCATTAGAACCATTTGGTTATTTTAGGTCTGCGGATTTGCCTGCTTCAATAATTGCATCCACACTTGCAAACTGTAACAGGTCAAAGAACAGCAAAACGTTCACTCCAAAAGACTTCATGTTAGTAGGTGAGTATTCTAAAAAACAAGTGATGGGAGAAGATGAAATGAAATCCATACTGCAAGCAATGACAGGGCAAGAACCAACAGAGGCGAATGAACAATGGCAACAATAGGCAATCTTTGGATAAACGTTAAATCCAATACGAAAGGTCTTGGCAAAGGTCTTGGCAAAGCACGTGGTATGCTTGGCAAGTTTGGCAAGTTTGCTGCAAGCCCTGCGGGGATTGCGGTCGCTGCATTCGCTGCATTGACGGCAGGAATACTTCTTACTGTTAAAGCACTTGGTTCTGCGGTTGCAGAGTTTATGAAGTTTGAAGCAGGGATGGCAGAGGTGAAGTCTATCCTGCTTGATGTTACCGATTCGGACTTTGGAAGGTTGGAAGATTCTGCCAAGAAGTTAGGTGCAACAACTGCGTTCACTGCGGAACAGGCATCGGGTGGCATGGCAAACTTGGCACGTGCAGGATTTTCTACGAATGAAATACTCGCGGCAACTCCTGCTGTTCTTAACCTTGCAAGTGCAACTGGAATGGAACTTGCAGAAGCATCGAACATTGCAGCAGTTGCAGTGCGTGGCTTTGGATTAGAAGCAACAGAAACCGCACACGTTGCAGACGTTCTTGCACTTGCAGCATCAAAGACCAATACAACCGTTCAAGAAATGGGTGATGCAATGTCTTACGTTGCACCCGTAGCAAACCAACTTGGTTTCAGTATTGAAGAAACATCTGCGATGCTTGGCAAGTTAGCGGATGCAGGAATCAAAGGTTCAAAGGGTGGCACGGCATTACGTACCATCATGTTGAAACTTGGTTCAACTATTGAGAAAGAAGGAACGGGTGCACTGAAAAAGTATTTCCAAGCACAGCACAGTGTTACGGAAAACATGGAGAAGTTTGGCAAGATTGGTGTAACGGCTGCGGGTGTGTTATCTGGAGTGGTAGCCGAAACGGATGAACTTACAACTTCAATGACCGAAGCAGTAGGCGTTGTAGACAAGATGGCAGATGCAAGGTTGGATACTTTGGAAGGTGATGTCACCTTGTTCCAATCCGCAGTGAGTGGTTTGAAAACAGAAATCGGTGAAAAACTTGCACCAACATTGCGTGCAATTGTTGAAGTGGCAACCAAGTTCATCGGTGGGTTGCAAGCAGCATTCTCATCTGTGTTTGAAGGTGTTGAAGGTTCAATCATTAGCACAGAAACTTTGATGACAGTGTTCAAAGTAATGGGCGGTATCATCATTGGAATCGTTACTGTTGTCGGAAAGGTTTACAACCAGATTGCGTTCGTAGTCAATTCTATTAAGATGCTTGTGTATGGTTTACTTGCGGGGATTTCATTACAAGTTGGTGCACTTGTCAAAACTATTGCATGGGGATTGGATGCACTTGGTGTTATTTCAACAAAAACGTATGATGATATTGTTGCTGTATCAAATGCACTTACAGAAGAACTAGCCGAAGGTGCGGTTGAATCTGCAAAAGATGCAGGCGAAAACTTCATGGATGGTTGGGCAGGCGGTGCAGAAATTGCAGGTGCAAAAGCATTTGGTGCATTCAACGATTCAATGAATGGCATTGGCAATGATGCAGGCGATGAATTGGTAGAAGGAATGGTTGTTGGTGTTAAAGATGGAATGCACCTTGTAGTTGAAGCCCTGAAAGAATTAGACCCTGCAATTGCAGACCTAATAGAAGAAGCCACAACCATGCAAGAAAGTTTGAAAGAACAGATATGGCTATTTGGTAACACCGCAGCAGAGGCGATAAAGTACAAACTAGAAATGAAGGGTGTTACAAGTGCAACAGTGGAAAACATAATTTCATTGGAAAGACAACTTGAGGTGTTAAAGGCAGAGAAGAAAGCACAAGAAGATGCAACGAAGGCGATAGAGCAAAAAGCACAAGCATTACAAACTGCTGCCCAAAGCGTTATAGAATCTCTGCGAACAGAGGAACAAGTTTACAATGACGAAGTTTCCAAACTGCAAGAAATGTTTGATGCAAAACTGCTAACCATAGAACAGTTTGATATGGCAGTTAAAAGATTAAAGAGTGGCACGGAAGATGACATTGAAGTAAACATTGTCACCAAAGGTGTTATTGAAGGTCTGCAATCTGCACTTGGTTCAATCAAAGTTGCAGGGCAAGTAAGCAAGACAGAAAAGTTGGCAGAGAAACAAGTAGAAGTACAAAAGAAAATTGAACAGGTGATGACAGCAGTTAAAGTAAACACAGCAAAGAGTGCTACCGAGGGTGAACAAGCAGGACAACATATGCACGACATGGCGGTGCAGTTAGCGGGAACGATGACAACGGATGTGTTAGGGCTTGAAACAGCAGTTGGTTCGGTAGTGACTTCAATCAACGGGATTAGCACGGATGAACAAACAAAAGAAGAAGTGAAAAATCTTGGTGGCATTAACAACAGTGGCTTTGAATCTGTACGTGAAGCAATAAGAGAACTGGGTAGGAGTGGAGCAATCGAAGCACTAACATGAATTACGTAGAACTATTCGGAAGCAGACAAGTATCACGTGGACAAGATTCATATACTGCAAGCAGAACGTTTCTTGTGTATCAAAATTCTGGAACACTGTCACTTGAAGATGCTGTTAATTATACGGGTGGTGTTAGTTTTAGTGACCAACACCCAGACATCAACGGAATCTTTGCAAACGGTTTCACCATCAAAGCAAGTGCGACAAGGGGAGACACGTGGGAATTAACGTGGAATTATGCACAACCGCAAGATGATGAAGATGCAGGTGGTGACAATGACCCGTTTGACGATGATTCCGACAACACAGAAATAGACCCTGTTGATGGTGGAGTGCTTGACCCACCAATTGACGAGGGTGATGCAACTGGTGGCGGTGAAGATGAAATTGGCGATGAAGGTGTTGGGGAAGATGAACCAAGCGAAGATGTACCCGAACGGTTATTTACTGGTGTCAACATTACTACGGGATTGGCATTAGTAGATGGTTATATTTCAGGTGCAACAATTCCTTCAATGGGTGCACAAGGTGGCGATAGTGGTTATGAAATAACGGACGGCACAATTGTCCATCAAGGCGGTGAACCCGTAACTGTTCCTGTGCCAACAACAGACATTAGTTTATCTGTTACATCGTTTGGTTCAACTTACTTCTTAAATAATGTACAACTAAAGGCAGGCAAAAGAAACTCTGGAACGTATTATGGATTCAGTGGTGGTTCTGTTTTGTTCAAAGGAATGTCTGTTCAGCGACAATCTGAAAACAGTTGGGATTCAACATACAACTTTATTTGGGATGCTTGGAGTCATATGCGACAGGTACCCAAGCGTGATTCCGAAGGGAATGTTGATTATGAAGATGATGGCACAACATTGAAAATCTATTTCAAACAACCATTCCCAGACACAACATCATTTAGTTTTTCGCCATGACAAAAGGTCAATACCCAACAATTACCCGTGGCATGGGAAATCTGACACCCCAGTTGTGGGAACGAATGATGGCGATGTTGCGTATATTTGAAAAGAATAATCGTGATGAGACAGGAAGAAGAAGCAGGGGTGGTGGTGGAACTGCAACATTATTCTTGGCGAAGATAACGAAAGCAGAATGTATACAACCAAACATCTACAAATATGCGTGGGAGCAAGTACGGTTGGTGGAAGATTATCTAACAACCTCGCCATTGATAGGAACATTCACTGGAAATAAAACAAGCACAGTCGATGCAGATGAATATGCCTTTGCTGCGTTGAATGTTATGGAATTACAAAACACAAGTACAAGAGCAAGTGCAGGGGTGAACATGGGTGCAGACCAATACCCTTCTGGTTATTCTTTGCAAGCAATCGGTGGCGGTAGTTGCACTGGAACAGGTTGTGAAATAACACCAGACATCGAAGCAGTTGTAATGATGTGGAGAATAGGTGGTGCATCAACAGAGTTGAATGAGGTCGTTTATTTGTTTAGTGCGGTCAATGACCACGATGGCACTTGTGGTGCAGACATGCTTACCATTGATGACCCGATTGATTCAGACCCATCTGCGACAACAGCAAAGGCACATATCTACGTTGATGATAGTGACGGTGATTTGAGAGTTGTCTTTGCAAACGGTCAGGTTAGAACTATTGTTACGGATGAACCGCCATAATGGGAAACAATAATACACATTGTTGTATATGCACTGATGCCGACCCTTGCTTGGTTTCTGGAAGTTATACTCCTTGTGGGGTAGACAGAATAGTTTGGGAACATTGTTCTGGCACAGTCTATTCTTGCTCTGGTGCGAACGGTTGCCCAGATTCGGGTTGTGATGAAGACGCAACTTACACGATTGCGGGAAGTGCAAAGGTATACCAAAACTGGAGTTGCGGTGGTAGTCCTTGCTATGATAGTTCTTGCGATGTAAGTGTTGGTGCGTGGACATTTACTTACACAGATGATGAATGTGCAA